AAAAGCGAAAGGATAAGAGTAACTAGATCCGCTTACTACCGCCGATCGATACCAAGTACCGAGCGCCGTCGTCACGGCTAGCGAGCTTATAGGGATCTTACCCATTACCTCGACTTTACCGTTACTCCATTTACGATAAGTCCATATCCCGGAGGTACCCTCGTCGACTACAATCGGAGTTTTAACCCATTCACTCCAACCGCTACCGCTTATATACATTCGTCGATAGTGACTCGCGTTAGACTTGTTATAAGGCTCCGCGATCTGTAAACGATTAGACGTCGTAGTTTTACCCGCATAAAATATTTGCCTTACATACCAAAAATCCGACGTAGGCGTATTAACTGTCGAGATAAAAACCTCCTCGAGAGTAGTATTCGCGTTAGTAGATCCTCCGCTCTCATAAAACGCGAGACCGTTTAATATTCTCGTATCGAATTGGTCGTATATAGGCATATCGATTTCTAATCCGATTTCTTTCTCGGACGCCTTACCTATCGCAATAGCTCGACCGTTATCGTTAAAATCCATAACCATAAATCCGACCGGGATATCTACGTCGTAATTTACGGTCTTAAAATAATCCGATACAGTTAATCGAATAGTATAAGAATACTCCGGTAAAAGTATCGCGCTAGTCGATATATAAGTCTCAGCTATCGCCGTACCCGTACCGCTTTTAATGGTTGTAAAAGAGGTCGATCCGGCGGTCGCGTATTTAATAGCATATTGACCGGCGTTATTGTTATTCATAACATTAACAACGTAATCAAACTCAACCCTTAAATACTCTCCCTCGTCCTTTTTAGTACCGGAGCTATTACAACGATACGCCTTTAATGAGCCGATTTTAGGAAAGGTATAAGGTAATATATAAAGAGAGTCGTTAATTACTAATTTACGCCCTCTCGAGTCTGTTACGGTCGTCTTGATAGCGTGGGTACCGCTCTTATCTAATACGTCCGTTTTAAAGTTAAGACCGGTATAAGTCTTATCCATAAACTCGGTAACACATTGGATAATACTCGCCCCATATTGTCCGGAGGCGTTAATCGTAATATCTAAAATAGATATATCTTGTACCCAACCGCCGAATTTATCGGTTAATCCGCTTATCGTCTCGATATAAGTATTTTCGCCGTTAGCAACCGGGATAATATTCTCCGGTACCTTAACCGTTATAACGACGTTTTTAGTTCCGATTAAGCTATAACCCTCGTAGGTCTCAACTCTAAAAGTAAATCGTCCCTCGGTCGTATTAGGTAATAACTCACATAACGACATAGGGATATTCCACGTATAAGAATTACCTACAAACTCCGCGAGCTTAAAGGTCTGTCCGGCTAGACCGTAATATATGTCGTGATCGTAATTTACGTTATCGTTAGGTAACTCGATTACAATAGTCGAGCCTATATAAGCGGACGTAATTACGGATCCGTTTTGTTTAATTATAGGTATAGTCGTAGCCATATATTAAACCCTCACTTTCGTAAATGATAAATGACCGGTCTCTCGAGGTGTAAAAGCGAAATTTCCGATCCTTATCGAGCTTAATATATTAGCGTCGGTTATATGAATCTTATTACCGCTTATATAAGCTATCTCGACGTCATTCTCTAAAAACGAGATACGGTCGTTTTGGAGCTTTAATATAAACGGATTACCAATTTCGCCGATTATAATATCGCCGTCAACAAATCGGATATACTTATTAAACTCGCTAAACATAGCTCGAGTATCCGCGTCGTTAGTATTAACGATCTGCTCTATATTCTTAAACATAAACTCAAAAGTATTATTTAATTGAGTGTACGTCGTAGATATAAGACTTTGGATAGCCTCGTTACTACTAATCTCACTCTCGACCGTAATCTTAACGTTCTCGTTAGTTTGATCGATTAAGGTCCTTAACTCGTTAACCTGGGACGTTACGACCTCGTTAGTAACATAATTAGCGCGGATAGTCTCTACCGTCTTAACAAGTCCGGAGTTATCCTTATTACTCGACACGTTGACATCGGTAAAGCTCGTATATGAATATCCGAGAGTAATCTTATCGTTATCCGGCTTTAATAGGTCTATAGATTGCTTTTCTAGGAGGTAATAGTCCTCCAGGTTATGAGGCGCGCTTATTATCTGTATCTTGTCGCCTAAGTGAAAAGCGTTAATACTCTTATCCATAAGCGAGAGATCTATCGCCGATAACTCGATCGAAATACTTTGTTTAATCAGATCCGCGAGATAATCCTCCGCCTTACTTTTAAGATTAGAGGCAAGCGTCACATCGTCCCACTCCTCAACCTTAAAAATCCAACCGTAAAGATTAACGGCGTCTTGATCGTAAACGTAATCGATACCGCCGTTAACTTCTTTAATATCGAGTCGATATTTTTCTCCGGTTGTCGCGTTTTCAAGCTCCGCCCCGAGCGGTATAATCGCGGTAGCAACCTCCGACGCCTGGTTAGTACGAGTAAAATCTAGTAGATTCTTGCCGAACTCGATTGATTGCTCGCTTATATAAGGCGTCTCGGCGTACCAATTTATTACGCGCTCTCCGGCGGTATTCTCGTACAAAAAGAGATAACCGCCTAACGGTTTAATTAAACGGTCTTGTATATTATTAAGAGTATTTTCGTATTCCTCATTAGATCGAATTATATAGTCGTTAGGATCCTCAACCGTCACGACTCCGACCTTAAATTTTTTAAAGTCGTCGACCTGGGCGTTATGATTCTCAATAAGTCGAGTAAACAACTCCGCCGGAGTACCCGTAAAATTAAAAGGACGTTGAATCGAGTCGAGGAGATAGCCAAGTTCTCCCTCACACGTAAACGTTTTATCCTTGTAAAATCCGATTTTCTCCTTAATAACTCGACCTCTAAATATTAACGCGTCGCCCTTGTATACGGTTATTACGCTTTTCATTTTTTGAATTAAATTATAGTAAGCGTGATTACTGTATATAGTAAAAGTAAAGGAGCCGGATTTATTCAGCTCCTTTGTTATTTGACCTTTAGTAATCACAAAATCCTTGAGTGTGCTATCATATATCAATGTATCATCACTATATATTTTATACATTAAAATAACACCGCCTCTCGGTACGATACCGTAGTAAATCCCGATCCCGTCATACTTATAACGGTATTCCCTGGTTGTAATCTCAAACCGGTTAACGTATAAGTCCCGCTACTAAGTGATACCTTAGAGGTACCAAATTCGAGATTTATTGTCCCGTCGACCGTTAACGTAGGCGTTAAAATCTTATCTCCGGCGTTACTGAGAATAACCTCGTAAGGTTTGTCCGACGGAGCTAAAATCCTTTTAACCTCGTTAATCGCTAAGTAATACGGCTCACAATCCGCTTTAATAGTGATAGATCCGTAAGCCTTATTATTAACCGCGTTATCGACGCTACACTCTCCGACTAAGTAGTAACCCTCGTTATCCGGCTCGATAATCTGTAACTCTTTACCGTGTATAGCTCGAGTTATAGTCTTGATAAGCTCGTTACGTTCCTCATAACTACCCTCAGTAGCTAGAAATGTAAAAGACGCCTCCCGGTTTTCGTACTTCATTTCGCCGGTTAGCGCCCTGGATAGATCGAGAGTACCGTCTCGACCGTCGATATTTACTTTTACTCTTTTAGGAGTAGGAGGATTTATCGTTTTAGCGGAGAGGATTAACTCCCAATCCGTTACGGTATGATAGTCGCCAAAATATACACCTCTCATATATTAAACCCCCCTCGCTCTTAAAATATAGTTATTGCCTAATTGCTCGTCTATCTGATTTATAGTCTCTCCGACAAGTACGCCGGTATCGAGGACTATCGTAGATTTAAGAGCTTTCATTGTATCGATCATTTCGTCCATTTTGGACGCTAGAGCTACGTTATTTAGTCCGATATTAGAGTCGCTTAAATATTCGCTCATTTTACGAGCTATATTATTACTCCATTCGGTCTCTCGTTCGAGAGGGACTACCGCCTCGGCGCCGTTACCCTCTAATAATCCCATTTGTCCTTTTTTAAGAATACCGCCTCGCCATAATAACGGAATTTGTGGTACCGCTAAAGGATCTTGACTCCACATTTTTTTAAAAGGAGATACTCCTAAGAAAGAGGCGTTACGGATTTTATTAAGCATACCGTTAATCGCGTCGAACGGTATCGCAACAACCGTATTTATACCTCCGATAATTGCATTTACCACCGTCTTAAACGACTCGACGATACCGTCTTTAATACCGGTAAAAATCTTACCTCCGGTCGAAAAGACGTTTTTAACCGCCGTCCAAGCGTTTGTAAATTGATTTTTAAACCAACCCGTTACATTCGAGAAAACGGATTTAATACCCGACCAAGCGTTAGACGCCCCGCTTTTCAATCTATCCCACAACCCGGAAAAGAAATTACTAACCGGAGTTATGATAGTATCGTTAAACCAAGTCGCAACGACCGAGAATACCGTTTTAATAGTATTCCAAGCGTTAGTAGCTAGATTAGTAACTCCCGACCATAGCGTCGAGAATAAGTTTTTAATAGGTTGTATAACGGTCGTATTAAACCAAGTAAAAGCAACGCTAAAGATAGTCGTAATCATCGTCCAACAACCGCGCACGAGTCCGATTATTACGGTAATTATACTCGATAATGTATTGTAAATAGAGGTAAATAATGCGCTAAACCACTCTACCGCCGGACTAAATATCTCGACTATACTCTCCCATACACCGGAGAAAAACTCGGTAACGGTAGACCATACCGATACGATCATATCCCAAGCGCTAGAGAAAAATCCGGAGATTGAGGTCGCTAGATTACTAAACCAACCGGATACCGCCGACCATACCGCGACGATCCTATCCCACGCGCCGGAGAAAAATGAGACTATAGCCTCGACCGCTACGCTTACCGCGTTTTTTATAATCTCCCATAGTCCGATCCAAAAATTACGAAATCCCTCGGAGGTATTCCAAAAATAAATAAAAGCGGTAACTAACGCCGTTATCGCTCCTATAATCAATCCTATTATATTAGCTTTCATAGCTAAATTTAGACCTTGCCAAGCTACCGCTCCGCCTTTTACGACCGCTATCATACTCGTTATAAGCGGTATAAGACCGGCTATTATAGTCGTAATCTTCCACGCTAAAACGCCGGCTCCGATAGAGGCTATAATACCTACGATAGTATTACCATTTTCTACGACCAATTTTACAAAACCGGCTATAGCGCTAGTAATCTTAGTTAAAGTCTCCTTAATCGCGGGACCGTTATCCTCGACGTAATCTATCACGTCCTCGACAACCGGCTTAAGCTCCTCGCCTAAAGGTTGTATAACGTCGGTCTCGAGAGTCCTTTTTAAGCCTTGTAAAGAGGATCCTAAATCGTCGTATTTAATGTCGTTAATATTCTCGAGAGCGTCGGAGGTAGTGGATATAGCTCCTTGAGTATCTAATAAGGCGTATACGGCGTCCTCGCCTAAATCCTCCCACATAGTACCCATTATCTCTTGACCGAGCGTATATCGTTCTTGCTCGTCCTCTACTCCCTTAAGAGCCTCGATTATACTAGAGGTCGCCTCTTGTGCTGAGGCTCCTCCCTCTCCGAATTTACGAGTAACCTCGTCGGCGTTAAGTCCTAATTTAGTTAACGCCTCGCTCGCGGTACCGTCTGACATTCGGATATTATACTCTTTAACGGCGTCCCCTAACTTATCGATACTCCAGGTACCGGACATAGCTCCGTTATTAAGCATATTAAACATATCCTCGGCGCTATATCCGGCGTCCTTAAACTGTACCGCGTACTCGTTAACAGTATCTAAGAGGTCTCCGTTTTGGTTTAATCCGTTTTGGGCGCCCTGGGCGATAAGATTATACGCCTCGTCCGCGCTTATACCGAATTGATTCATCATAGAGTTAACGGCTCTAATAGACTCGTTAACGTCAAAACCGAACGTATCACGCATTAAAAGAGCATTAGCCGTAACGTCCTCTAACTCTTGTCCGGTTAATTTAGTTTGTTGCTTGACTATCGCCATTGAGTCGGCTACGTCTTGTATACTCTCGCCGAGGTTGTTTTTATACAAATTCTCGGCGCTTTCCTCGAGTAGTGCCATTTCTTCGGCGGTTGCTCCGGTCTGAGCTTGTAAACCGTTAAACGCCTTATCAAACTCGGTAGATAACATAGTCGCGTAACTAGCGACCGCTACCGCGCCGGCTCCAAGAGCGATCACCCCGTTTTTTATCGCGTCGAAAGTATCCGCGTTATTATCTTTAAAATCGGTTAACTCTTGACCGGCGTTATCTAACGCCTCCTCGTACTCTTGAGTATGTTTTTTAGCGTCGGCGGTACCGTCGCCTAATTCACGGATAGCCGTATTAGTAGAGGTTAACTCCGATTTCATACTATCGAGTTGATTCTCAGTTTTAATAATCTCTCGTTGTAACGCTCTAACTTGCTCCTCGGCTACTTCTCCCCTTTGAAACTGAGCGATAACTTGTCGCTCCGCCTCTTTAAGTGTATCGAGTTTTTCGCTAGTCTCGGCTATATTCTGAGTTAATACTTCTTGTTTCTGAGCCAATATCTCGACGTTTGTCGGGTTAAATTTTAAAGATTGTTGTATCTCTCTTAATTCAACTTGTAGAGACCTACTTTTTTTCTCGGAGTTTTCGAGAGCTTTACCGAGTTTAGTAGTATCGCCTCCGATCTCGATAGTAATACCTTTTATATTTTTGTTAGCCACGTTTTACCTCCTCTCCGAAATGGTCTCTTAACGACTTACGATCCGGCTTAGTTTGTTCCATATAGTACGCGTTTTTAAGATATTCGCGTCCCTTTTCCGTCTGAGACATTCTATAAATAAAGGCGTCTCGTTTATAGCTTAAATAGTCTATGATATCCAAATTTTCGACCTCTAAAATAGTAAGACCGGTATACTTAGCTACCATATGCTCGTAAAAGCTATCTATATCGTAATCTATACCCTCACTATCACTTGACGGATAGTAAGGGAGCTTTAGTTTTTTGCGTTAGTTGCTGAGGATATAAAGTCGCCGTAGGCGTTAAAGAATGTCATTACGTCCTCAAGGTCGAAAAACTCTCCGAGATAATCGGCGTTAATCTTTACGCCCATTTTATTAAAGCTCATAACCTTAGCGCATACTCTATATAAGTCATTAACCGCCTCGGTGTCGGCTCCGCCCTCGTCTGTAATTCGATCGTTAATCGCTATAAACTCGCTTAAAATCGCCTTAGTTGGTGTACCAACCATTAAGACGGTCTTTTTTTCGTCGTTAAGTTTGACGGTTAAATATTCTTTTTTAACCTTTGTAAAATCTAATACTTTAGCCATTTTTAACCTCCTAATATTAAAAATAGGCTAGGACGTATCGCCCTAGCCATTTACAATTATTAACCCGCGCTCGCCTCGATTGTCTTATCTTCCTCGATATACTGAATAAGAGTACCCTCGTCGTCCTGGGCGAGACACTTAAACTCCGCGTCGATTACTGTCTCGGCGTCCTTAGCAAACGCGAGAGAGAATCCCGCCTCGTTCTTACCTACGATTACGACCCAAATATCGCCGTCGATAGGGTCCTCGTGGTGGAAACAAATAACGTACTTCTCGCCGTTAGCGTTAGCAATACCGCCAATCTTGAGAATACGGATCTTTTTCTGAGCGTCCTCGGTAACTCGACCGGTAGCGCATAATGTCTTTAACGTATTACCGTTAAATGTCAAGATACCACTCTTAAGAGTAGCGGTCTCCTCTGTGATAATAGTCTTAATAACATATCCGAGATCGTCCTTAGCCTCGTAGAATGTAGGAGCGTACTCGAGAGTAGCGCCTCCCTTGATATAACCGAGTAAGTTAGCGTCGACGCAAATCTCCCCAACTTCCGGTACTGTATCTACATAAGGGATAAGGTATAACTTACCGGATCCTAAAGTAATTCTTTTAGGTGTAGTAGACATAGATTAAATTCCTCCTTTTTCATAATAAGAAAAGTCATAAACGACCTGGTAAATCTGCTCTTGCTGAATCCAAAAACGAGACTCTTTAGCATACTCGAGACCGTTAATATCTAACTGAGCCTCGAGAGCTTTCTCCGCCTCTGAATCCGGCTTATATTCGTAAAGCTCGAGTGTTATGTCGTGTTGACTTAATAGATTGATATTGTCGCCTCCTCGACGCTCGATAGAGTCGTTATAGACCGCGTAAGTCGTTTTAGGAGGCGTTAAAAAACGAGACTCCTTATAAGGTAGTCCCGTCGCCGTTAATATTTTATTAACCATTACTAATCGCCTCCTCGACCTTTTTCTCGAAATCGGCTATAATCGGCTCGCTCGCGTTAGCGATAAAGTGAGTACCCTCTACTCTACCACCGTCTCGCAAGGCGTGACCTTTTTCTAACAAGTGAGAGAGTCGATAGTCGGGACCCTTAACGTACCACGTATAAGAGGCTCCTCTATCGTTCTCGCTCGTTTTTTTAGAACTAATATTATCTCTATAATGTTTCTGACGATTACCGACCGGAGCCGTAGCCTTAGTCTTTTTAACTAACTCTTTCATATGAGATTGAGCCTCTTTTTTAAGAGTCTCCGTAACCTCTTTAGAATATAAAGTTAACTCTTGACTAATAGCGTCCGATAGAGAGTCAATGTTAACCATATGATACCCCCAATAACTTAACCGTCTTATGTTGCTCGAGATAGTCGTCATAATCTGTTATATTATAAGTCCTACCTCGGTAAATAATTCGATATAAACCTCGATTATCGTCGATATCTTCTAAGGCTTTGAAGTATCTAACCTCAAATACTCTAGTAGATTTAGATTGATTAGCTCCCGCGTTAAGATACTCGGACCCGTTGGTCTTATTGACCCTAGCGTGTAGAGGCTTATCGAATAAGTCCTCCCATTCTTCCGAGTCCTCGTTAATCTTTTGGATAGTAATAGGCTTATCGTATACCATACGATTACACCTCCTCACTATTTGAGGCTCTACTTAATTCGAGCCTTAACTGTAAGCTCATATCGTCAACCAAACGGCGGACGTTACCGGCTACCTTTTCGACCATTCCTCGATTGTCGTATAAGTCGCTTATAAATATAAGCGCTAACTCCTTAATACGAGGATCGTCTTTAGGATAATTCTCGCCGATAGAGCCTTTTAAATAAGCGTCGGCGGTCTTAATTGACCGCTCGACGTTCTTATTAACCATATCGTCGGCGTAATCTATACCGAGATAGGCTAAAACCTCCTCTATTGTAGGCATATTTTACACCTCCTCAATAGATTAGCCGGCTACAACCTCGATATAACCGTTAACGAAAGCCTCTGTATCTTTGGTAGTAACGTCCTCTCTCTCAATCGCTCTATAGATTGTAAGATCTTCCTCGAACGCGTTAAGCTCGCCAACCTGGGCGATATTAGATACCGCGATAGTCATTCTCTGACGATCCCAATAAACGATACCCTCTTTAAGGTCTCCGATAATCATAGGGATCTTGTTCTCAACTGTAGGCATATCCTCGTTAGGATATACTTTAACTTCTACCTTAGTAGCGCCCGCGCATAATACTAACTTCATAGGATCCGCCGGACTAGGTTGTAACAAATACTCGCCCTTGTCGTTCTTGAGAGTGTCAAGATACTGTAATCCGTCGTCGTTAGTAACAATCTTAGAGGTAGCCTTAAAAGCTGATCCGAGAGTTACGTTAAGAGCTTTCTTAATATCGTCGAGACCGTCTAACTTAGTCGCCTCAACTGTTGCGATCTGCTCGAGGATCAACTTATTAGCGGTAACTCTTGACTCGTCGCCGATGAACTCGATAAGAGTATTAGCGATATTAGCGTCTGAGTCTGCTAAAAGCTCGTTAGTAACCGGGAAGTAACCCGCGTACTTATCGATCTCGTAAGAAAGTCTCTCAAACTGAGGAGTATTCTTAGCGCCAATCTTAGCGCCCTCGCCTACCTTAGTAAATCCGGTCTGCTGAGATCTCTTTTTAAATGTTCTCTGTCCCTTGTTAGTAGATACCTTTTCTACTGTTACAAGGTCTAAAAGAGACGCCTTAGCCTCTCTATACTCAAGGATACGAGTCTGAATATCCTCCGGTACGGTATAACCGCCCTCAGCTCCGGCGCCCTCGTTCATAGCCTTATTAGCCTTGAATCCGCCTCTAGCGTCCTCTGCAAACTTAGCGATAGAGTCCTTAGCCTCTGTCTCCTTGTGCTTTTCTGCGATATCCTTGTCGCTAGGAGTGTTAAGATCCTTTTCCATATTGAAAAGTCTCTCCTCCGCGTCATACTCAGCCTTGAGCGCCTCCACCTGGTCCATTAACTCGTTAGCCTTGTTAACGTCCTTGTTTTCGCCCTCCATAAATGACTTAGCCTCCGCGGTCTTAGCCTGGATCTGTGACATAATTTCTCTCATTTTCTTATTCATTTTTAAAATCCTCCTTTGATTTTTGAGAAAAAATAAAGGACTCGAGAGCTTTAATCCTAAGATTAGCCTCTAAGTCCTTAGTATCGTTGTTAATTTCCGCGTCTTTTTCGTCCGCGATTACCTCCGGATTTTCGTCCGGTTTTGCCTCCGGTACGCCTCCGTAGTTCTTAGTTGTACCCGCTCTAGGCTGAGCCGGTACCGCTACAAATGAGACCTCGTAAGCCTCTTTTACTCCGTCGAGAGTAAAGTAACAAGTCGCCTTACTACCGTCCGGCTTTTCGTATTCCTTGCCCCAAAAATGCGAGCAATACGTTTTTTTGTTGTCTACTCCACATATAGAACATATAGCCTTTTTAGGTAGACAAGAAGTTGAAACCTCTTTTTTAATACCGGCTTTAATGTCCGCTATAAGATCCTCGTTACTTGAGGTCTTAATCATATAGCACTTAGCGACCAACGTCGCGAACGGCTCGCCGGCTTTGGTTAACTTACCGTCCTCATAATTAAGCTCGGTATCGTAAACCCTCGCGACCTGGTTATCTGCTCGGCGAAAATGGTCTTTAATAACCGTTTTACCAATATATAATTTTTGCATATCCTTAAGCGATTGAAGATTAAACGGCTCGTAATTACGGTCGTCGGTCTCGTTATCGCACATAGCCAATTTAAAAGAAAAGACCTCCTCGGCTTTTAACGGCTCGAGAGTAAACTTGTTAATCTTTCTAAGCTCCTCGGTCGTTACCTCCTGGATCTGCACGTTAGCGGATTTAATTACTAACCCGGCGCGATCTTCTTTATCGTAGTCGATAAAATCTTTTGACACGTAGACTCCTCCTTTCTAAATTATTAAATATATAGAGATCCGATAATCGGATTACTCACTATCTCCGGAGTCCTCGTTAGTAGGCTCCTCCTCGTTATTTTCCTCCGGATTATCGTCCGGATTCTCCTCGATAGGCTCCTCGACCTCGTAATCTTCCGGATTACCTAATAAGGTACGAGTCGTAGCGTCGTCGTAACCAATGGTTACGGTTATAAGCGCTACCGCCTGGTCGTAAGTGATTTTACCGGAGCGAATAGCCTCGATTATACTTATAATCTCCGCCGGATCCGTCTCTACGGTATCCTCTACGGTCTGAGTATCTGTATTATCTCCGTCGACATACTGAGCGCCGGTACAATCTACCGGAATACTAGCTCCGTTACCGAGAAGTTTATCTCCTCCCTCTTTAGCCTCGAGGTCTAATTTAGCTCTAGCCTCGTTAGGTGTATAAAGGAATGAGTTAACCGCCGTAGATAATGAGGTAATCTTAGAGGCGAAATCTGCTCGTAAAATTACGTCTACGTTAAATTTAAAATGGAGACCGTTCTCGATCTCCTCAGCGCTTAGGAGCTTATAAGTTAACTCCTCCTCGTATTGCTTGATTATGTATAACAACGTATCAATATAGAATGATAACTGTTGAGCCTCAGCGCTTGCGTAACTTGATTTAGTATAGTCGCCTATCTGATAAGGCTTAATACCGAACGCGCTCGCAATCTGTAACGCGGTATACTGTTTAACCTCGATAAACTGATTATCTCCGAGCTTGACGTTAAGAGGGTCGAGCTTAAATCCTAAAGGAATAGGGATAACGTTCTCGACGCCCTTATCTTTTAAGTCGCCCTTAGCGTAAGACTCGATATTTTTAACTAATGTCTCGACGTTAGCGTCACTAAGGGAGCCGGTATAATTAAGTACCGCCTTAGCCGTAAAACCGCTCTCGTACATTTTGTTAACCATTTTTTGAGCCTTAGCGCTACCGCTTATCGTAGATTTAAGTTGATCCTGGACGGAAATACCGGTTATACCGTCTAACGTATTAGAGGCTTTAATATGGAGTATCTCCTCGGAGCCAAACTTATATAATTTACCGCCTTTAGAGTAGAAATAGTATATATCCGGGACGTCCGCTAACTTACAAGCGTCGTCGTACCATATCTCGACCTCGTTACTAGGTAAAATCCATAATTGAGTTTTATCTCCGGCGCCCTCTATCAAGGCGTAAGCGTTACCGTAATGATTACGGTTATACTCCATAGTCGACCAAAAGACCGTACTCGTCATATACGGATTAGGTCGGTCGTGTAAGACCTTGTATAACGCGTGATATCTAGCGTTTATTACGCCGTTACGCTCGTTATACTGTAGTAATTTAAGAGGTAGCTTACCGATAGCCTCACTAAGTACCTTTAAACAAGCGAAATAAGTCGCCTCGGAGAGATTATCCTCTTTAGTATCAGATAAACCGAGGAAATCTAGTAGATTATTCATTTCTACGGTTGTCCTAGTCGACTTATTAAATAAGACGTTAAGAGCCGTCTTTACTCGTTGAGAAACTTTCACGTTTTCCCCTCCTTTTTAAGACTTCCAACCCATAGCCTCGAGATACTTGTCAAGCTCCGATTCGACGTTAACTTTAACCTCTGTCTTAGCTTTCAACATTACCGCGTGAGCGTCGATACAAGCGTCGACCGGGTCGATACGCTTAAAGCGTTGTCCCGGCTTTTTGTCGACCTTAATCTCGTCGAATGAGTTACGAACGATAGAGGCGTTAATCATACTCCAGGTTAATAACTCATTATTACGGTTATACTCTAGGTTTTCGGATTTACATAAGAGCTGAATATCGACCGTAGCGTCGTTTAAGCTCTTACAAGATTGTACGATTATTACAACCGGACAACCGAACGCCTCGAGATCTGATAAGATACCGTCCGCGTTGTGCGGGTCGATACCGATACCTAAAAACTCGAGGTCGTAATCTTCTTTTAATTTCTTTAAATGGGAGACTATGAATTTATAATCGTTTTTAAAATCCCCGGTACCGCCGGTAACGGTAATCAATTCCATAGACTCCCACAAATCATAAGGCGCGAGGTCTGTCTCTATATGTTCCTGGAGACGTCCTCTCGGCATAAATGAGTGACTATATAAATAATATTTATCGTTTTCCTCCGGAAACTCTAACGCGATAGTCGTTAAGTCTCCGCCGGAGGAGAGGTCTAAGCCTACCCAACATTTACGACCGGTAAAATCCTTAAGCGTCCTATCCGAGCCACATTTCGCCCACTTTTCAGAGTTGATAAACTGATCGTCTGTATTCTCAACCCACATATTAAGCGACTTAGTAAGAAAGTCTCGTAAATCTGAGCCTCCCATATCTCGCGCGGTCTGAGCGTCCGCCTTAAGTACCTCGAATAAAGCCTCGTTACCTGGAGCGCATATAAACGGATTAGCTTTTATCCAATTATCCGGATTCCATATGTCGTCTCCAGGGTCTAAACAATAAATATCTACAAAAAAATCCTCAGCGGTAGCAAGTCCGCGGAGGATTTTAATAGCGTAGTCGTCCATTTCTTTACAAAAAGAGTTTAATTTATCGCCTCTAGTTGTAATCATAGATACCAACGTCTCGAGTAAAGCTCGAGTACCATTGTATAACGCCTTGTATATTTTGTTGTCTTTATGCTGATGTAGCTCGTCAATAGAGCTAAATATCGACCTAAATCCGTCGTCAAGTCCCGCCTCTTTACTTAAAGCCTCGATAGTACAGTAGGTTTTTACCGCGTCA